TTGTAGGTTGTCGCCATTACCAAATTCGTTTTACGTTTCTCGGAAACGATAGCTTAGTTTTGGTTGGACCAAAACACCTTGCTCGCCACCCGGTACATTAAATTTGTCTAAATTGACTGCCATTTTTCAGTTCTCCTCAGTGCTATTTAGCGTGTACCATTGGCAATCGCGCCAGTGTTTACAACACGAACTGGAATGTAGATGAATTCAGCTGCCTTAACTGGCTCAATTGCCACGTCAATGTATAGCTCGTTTCTATCAATTCTAGCTGGTGTGTTATTTGTTTCATCGCAAACTACTAAGAAGTCGTATACAGCACGTTTAGTAAACAAGTCTTGCATGAAGCCATTGAATACTGCCAATACGCGATCTCTTGTACGCTTGTCGTTTGGTTCAAAGATGAACGGACGAGCAATAACGTCAAAACGCTCACGCAAGTACGCTAATAAACGACCAACGTTTACACGGTCAAGTGCTGAGTCAAATGGGTACAATGTCTTTTGACCCCAAATGTATAAGCCTTGTCCTGGGAAGTTAACCAATGGGTTGATCTTCTTTTCGTATAGGGCATCACGTTGTCCTTGGTTTAGTGCCAATGGAACAAACTCGTTTTCTTTATTAACAACACCAAGGTTGCTGATACCACTTAATGCACCGCGAGTTAAACCAGCAGGGGCAAACCATGGATATGAAACTTGATCGTTGTAAGCAATACCACGCAACACTGCATGACTTGCTGGAACTGCTACATCGTTACCGCTTAGGTCTGTTGATAAACCGCTTGGGTAGTAAATTGCGGCACTGCCACTGCGTGTTGTTAGACCATCGGCGCCGTTTGTGCCAGCGTTTGTACCTAAACTCCAGTTAACAACGTCTGTAGTTTTGTTAGATAACTTTAATGGTGTGTCAGCAATAACAAATGCTGTTTCTTTACGGTCAACGTTTAATGTAATCATTTCGTCGATACATTCAACATAAGCAGGTGTAGAAATAACGTTGAAGCTTAATGTTTCTGCACGTAATTCTTCGTTGTCTGTTAAGGCTTCTTGTAAACGCTTAACAACAACTCGACGCTGTGCCTTGTCAAACATATAAGGAGCACCGGCTTTTGGACCGCTGTCAATGTTTCCAGATTCTGTCTGCCAGTGGCCTGCTGTTGCATTCCACTTCTTAACGTTACCAGAACTTACAGCAGAGTTCCAAAGGATCATGCCATCTGGATAGTATGCTGGATTTGGTGCTTGATCATCCATTGGTGTTGCGCCACCTTCTACGCCTGATGTGTCACCTGCTGTTGCTGTTAAGTCAACAAACAATGCGCCATCTGGTGTTGTTTGATCTGCGTTGTCTTTTTGTACCCACTCGCTACCATTGTAAACTTTAATTACTGGGTAGTTGGCCATATCATTTGTGTCAACCCAGACGTCGCCATTGCTTGGCTCTTCTGGCTCTTCTGTGTTTACATCAATTTGATTTACTGGGATCCAAGTTGGTTCGCCATCGATTGTTTCTTTGACATAAATGTCAACTACGTCACCTGCATCGTACCATAACTTACCGTCTGGTGTTGCACCATTTGGAGCAGATGCTTGTGCGCTGTGTGCAAGACTTTGCCATTGTGCGCCATCGTAACGCTTGATTTCAAATTCTGCAGAATTGCTGTCAGCAAATTGAATGTAAATGTCGTTAGTTGAAAGTGCGCTACCGAACTCGGCTGTTGCTGTTGCATTGTCTTCGTAACCAACTAATTGGTCAATTTTACCAGCACCAATTGTTTGTACTGTCCAGCTCTTTGTTGTTGCATTGTACTTCTTTAGTTTCAGGTTGAAACCAGCATTTGGGCTAGTTGTCTTGAACCATACATCGCCTGTGAACTGACCAGATGGAACTTGATAGTGAGGAGCAATAGTAACGTTTAGTCCTAATGTGCCTGAATGTACAGACAACCAGTTACCGCTAACTTTTTTATAAAATTGCTTTACTGCGCTTGTTACATCTAATGCGTAATCGCCGTTGTTGCCTTCGCCGGCGCCTGGTACACCATCAGATGCCATAACTGTCTTGGCAACCCAGGCGCTACCTGAATATTCAAACAGTCCCCATGTACTTGCATCTGTGTCTAACCAATATTGTCCGTTTGTAGGAGGACCAACTGGGGCAGTTGCTTGTGGCTCTAGTTCTTCCATTTTTAGGTCAGCACGTACTAAAATAGCACGGTTAGCAATACCTAGGTAGTAGTAAGCGGCCAACAAGCCGTATTCGTTTAATTCGTGACCGTGTACTGGTGTACCGTCAACGATAGTGAAATTTGGTTCACCGTATAACTGAACCAACTCGCGTTGGCTAGTAATGATAAGTGGTTTTTTAGCAAAAGGCGCTGTGGTATATTGTGCAATTGAACCGTCTGGTGCAGTCTTGTTAGAACGTGTTGCTAATACAATAACTGGTACAGTACCATTACCTGCAGATGCGTATGCGCTTTCATCGATAATCGAAACGCTTACGCCTGGGGAAACTAGCTGAGCCATATAATATCTCCGTATATTAAGGGATTCTTGCCCTTACTCGATGATATTTAGCTCATAGTGCTTAAAGTGGACCTATTTAGCGGAATACCTGCTTTTTACGATTTACTGGACAATCTGAGCAATCTGTTTGTACAAGTCGTCTACAGTACTGTTGTTGTCAATTACAGCATCAAAGTCTGTGCCAACCCAGGCTGTTTCGCTAGCATGTATACCTAAGCTTCTTAGTTTTTCGGCTGCAAATGCATCGCCACGATTTGCTTTTGCAGCCATAATATGCCAGCTTGGTAACTCGCCACGCTGTACCCAAATTACCTTGCCGCCTGCATTTTTAATAGCGGTAATTTCATTAGGGAAGCGACAGTCAGAAATTACAATGTTATCTTTTGCATTTCGCAAACGTGCTTCTAAACTGGCAATCCAAATATCGTCATGAAAGCTCTTGCGACATACTTCTGTGCCCCACCACTGTAGTACCCAACGAGGGGTTAAGTTGGGCATGTTTAGACGTTGTGCCCACCACGGATCAATTTGTTCTCTCCATTCACGGGCGGCTTTTGTACGACCTTCTAACAATTCCCTGTCCCAACCGAATACTGCGGAAACTGCATCTTTAAGGGTAGCGGCAAATGAATCACGTCTAAACTCGTGAAAGTTTACTAGGTAGTCTGCGGCTGTGTCTTTGCCAGAACCAATGAAGCCGCATATTCCGATAATTGTAGTCATACGCTATATTAGCATAACCACATGCACAACGCAAGATTTTATTTTTCGTATTTTACCATAAAGTCACGACAGGTTCTAAACATCTGCGGAACTAGGTTCTTTTCTTTTTTGATCAGGCGATCAAGATCGGCAAACTCTTCATCGTAGTTTACTGCCTTGAGTGCGTTTAAAACTAACTCAACACAACTGACATGGGTGTCATCTGACAAGTCAAACAAATCATCATATGGCTTACCTTTTTGTTTTAGTAATGCATCGATGATTCGAGTCCACTCTGCGTTATCAATATTGTTTGGTGTTAGTAGGCACACTGTATCACACTTAAACACTTGATCAAATGTAGAATAGTGTACACCGACTCCTGTTGCTTCTACAAACTTAAAGCTGGCAGTATCTGTTGGATCCGTTATGTTATCGCAGTTCATTAGCGCATGAGTGTAATTTGCCCATACTCCAGTTTTGACCCATGACAAAAATGATACTATAATACTGCTAAGGTAATGTTTTTCACCTGTCAAGATAATGTAATATCCATTAGCCAGTAATCTAGCAAGCTCAGTTTTATCAGTTACTGTGATATACGTTTTCTTGCTCCAGGAGATTTTTCCCGGAATCATTGCAACCCAATGGTATATCTTATAAAGTAATGTTGAGTACTTAGACATTATCCATTCCATACAGCATAGAGGCCGCCACTTGAATAATAGCCGCCATACACTTGACTGAGTTTTGTGTTTACGTATGCTTCTAACTCTTGTTTAGATGTGTTAGGCTTAACATCGAAAGCAAAATAATGACTGCCCCATTTGCTTCCACCGATGTATTGGCCACCCAGCTCGCCCATGATAGTGTCTATTCTTTTTTCCGCTTGTTTGTTTTGGCTAGCATACCATCTTTTATCACGACCCGGTACGTCAGAGGTATCGCGGGTCTCTAGGTCATGGTCATCTACTTTGAAATAACCCTTCATTTCTACACCAGGGATTTGGCTTAGGCTTAACCAGTTTTTACGACCACCAGGTGTTTGACTACTACCAGCCAGCAAT